TGTCAATAATACAAAGAACGCAATCATTGGATTATCAATAGAGCCTAAGACCATACCCATACCTATCATAGAACCCATAGCATTTAACAGTAGTCCAGTAGCGGTCATAACTCTTTGTGTTTGTAATATCTGAAATTCTAGTTGAACCGCATACATATGAGAGGCCGCACTACTTTCAAGCATTTTTACTTTTAATAAATCATACTGTATATTTTGCTGCACCATTGACCTTTCTGCTTGTTGCGTTAACATTACCAATGGGAATAAAGCAACCTGAGCAAATTTAAATGCAATAGCAAGCTTTAAGAAAATTCCCGCTGGGCCAGTAGCTATTTCAGAAATAAATCTAAATGCCTGGAATATAGTTAATAAAGCATCTCCCATAAATTTAAGTGCACCGATAAATGAGTCTGAACTAATTACATCACTGAACCCCGATAGTCCAGTTAAAACTGCGCTAAGTAAATCTGGTTTTAATGTTTGAAACATTACAATAAATCTGTCAACCATTATACCAACTTGTTCTATAACTTCAGGCGAACGTAATGGAGCTAATAACTCTTGACGCAACTTGGCGAACATTGCCGTAAACGATTGCATCTGTATTGCTACAACTTCTTGTAATGCTCCTTGTGAGTTAGTTACGTTGGCGAGCATAACATTATATTCATCTGCAGCACCTAGTAATAAACCAAACGAACGTAACGCACGTACAGTAAACACGTCTGAGGCAGACTGAAGCATATCCAACGTTAGTTGTTCACCAGCAAATGCTTGCATAAGTGCGTCAATGTCTAACTTACCATCACGTATGATTTGGAAAGTCATACCCATACTGTTCATAAACTCTTGAAGTTCGTCAGTGTTCATTATCATATCTAAGAACATCTTGTTTACAGAACGTGCACTGATACCAGCTTCTAACGCACGGTTAGATAGAACTGCCATTATAGATACTAATTGCTCGAAACTTACGCCTGACATAACTGCTGTAGAACCTGCAAATGCAAATGCTTTCTGTAAGTCACCGATATCTAAAATAGATTCTTGCGTTGCTACCTGCATAGCATCCATTAACTCAGTAGCTTCACTAAACTCTTTGCCGAACGTATTAACAGCGAATACAGTCATACGTGCAGCTTCTTCAAAAGCAATTCCATTTGCCTTAGATAGGGCAGTCATTGCTCCAATAGATTCATTTATCTGTTCTACTGTTAAACCAGCTTTAGATAACATAACCGCACCCTCGGCTATCTCTTCACCAGATACACCAAACTGCATAGCAACTTCGTTGATAGAATCAGCTAGGTCGAACATCTGTGCTTCGGTGACTCCACCTAAAGCACGTACAGTCATAAGAGATTCTTGAAACTGTTTAACTGCATTATATGCTACAAAAGCACCAGCTCCCATTGCAACAAAAGAGGCGGAAACAGCCATAAGTGCTGTATCTGCTAATCTTGCTCCAGATGATATTGCAGTCGATGTCAACATCATTCTGTTTTGTAACTGATTCAAAGCAGCTTGAGCTTGCCCTGTTCTTACAAAGTAGTCAATTGTTACTGCCATTATCTACCACCCACCGTTGCTCTGTGATAACCAGCCCTAGTATATAAACCTTTACGGAACTTACGTCTTCTTGCTTTACGTGTAAATGGAACTGGTGAACCCATACGTGCACCAGCAATACCTACAGACATAGCTTGTACGTATGCTTTAGCTGCGCCCATATTCTTTTGACCAAAGAGTAAACCTCTAATGTCAGAAGCCATACCGATGTAGTGCCAGTATTTACTTGGTGGAACGAACCACCATACTAAGTGATTACCAAAAAGTCGTCTAATAATACCCTTTATTTGTTTATGTTTATGAAGTATATTATCAAATTGATGGTCAATCAAAGAAACTCTAGGTTCTTTACGTGTACCTGCTCTTCCTCTAACTTTTGCTACACGAGCTGCATCACCAGCCTTGTCTGACTGATTTCTATAATATGCAGATATTTCATCTAAATCTCGTATTCCTTCGAAATCTGTTTGAGCATATGCTTTTCTAAATGCTTTAGCTCCTTCTTCAATGTACACGTGTATTAATTGCTCTACTCTACCCATACCTACACCCAGACCAGTTTCTATGAAACTTCTTTTAGGCATAGTATTTGTACCAGTTTCGTGAAAGAAAACATATGGCGTAATATAAAATGGTTGTATAATTCCATCTACTTTCATACTAGCACTTCTTGCTGTATCAGGATTGGCAGCAGCGGCCTTTAAAGCTGCTTGATATCCTCTGCCTGCATAGGGCCTAGTAACCATAGCTACAGGGGCTAAATGGGCCACTACGTCCATCAAAGCGGCGCCTCTCATTTCAGGTGGGTATGCAGTCTTACCGGTTTCCTTTCCTAAAGATTTCATTTTGTAAGGCTGTGAAAAAAATCCAGCACTACTTCGCACACCGGCTGTAGCTGATTGTCCAGGTGCTACCATATACGTACTTATCCCATAATGCGGTAATGCAGATGGGCTTCTATTTGGAAAATCATTTAATTTATATGTGTAAAGTAACCAATTGTCTGGTAAACCAGCTGTATATGTAGTACCAAACAATGGAATATGTGGTCGTGGGTATCTACCACCAAATTTTTTGTTTCTAGCTACCTTTCTTTTTACAGTCTCTGGGTTTAAAGGTTCCCACTTCATTCTACCGGCTTGGAAATATTCTTCTTTGATTGCATCTCCAATGATTCCGCCAGCGTGTTGATTAACATAGTTCATCGTTAATTCTATGTATTTCTTTTTAGCTTCTAACTTACCTACAGCATTGTTAGCTTCTATAGTATTTAAAGCAACTCTTCCAGGAAGATGTGTTAAATTATCTAAAGTTCCTTTTGGTAAGTTTTTAACAAAACTTCCAAATGCCTTACCTTGTTTACTTAGCTGATTTTTATATAAAGAATTAACAGCGTTTCTACCGGTTTTCGCACTAATTTCTCTAAGATTTCTTTTAACAGTGGAAGATTCGACATACTCTACTCTAGGTATGCTCCCAATTTGTCTTTGTATTTCGGCACTTGAAGCAAATTTACCATCAAATCTACCTCGGACTGCACCTTCTAGAGCAAGCGTTTTCCTGGCTAGTTCTTCTTCTACTGTCATTTTTTTGCGTTTGCTTGAGCCTCTTCCATCTGTCTCTGCTTTTCTTCAGCGACATATGCATCGAATGCATTCATAGATATCAACACCTCAGGTGGTAAGTTAAATACCGAGGGTATATCTCTAATCTGTACCTTTCTCTGCTCTATACTAGTGGCTGCGATTGTTCCGTCCGCCTTATCCCAGGTCCATTCCGTTACTATCGGTAAGTTAAACCAGGGCTCGCTAACGACCGGCAACGACCATTCTTTTGCGATGTTTAATAAGGCTAGTTCTTGGTCGTCGTCTCTAAATTTTGAGAGATAGTTTTCCAGATTTCATCTCTGTTAATACCCAATAATTCAAAATAGAATGGTAGAATAGCTGCTCTATCAGGAGCTTCTAAACTAGTTAAGTCTTCTTCTAATGCTTTCTCAGATTCCTCTGCAAATTCTAAGCAGAGCATTTTGAGAACTTTGGCGCAGATACGAACGTCTGCGTCAGGGTTTCCTTCTAACGAAGTTGAAAATTCTGTTAATTGTTTTATCTCTCCGATACTTGGACGTTTAAATTTTAATACGTCCCCCGATAGGGGTAGTTGTAATTCAACTGTTGTATCTGGTTTTGTGTATTTTTCTAATAATTTTCCCATTTCCTTTTCCTCTTATTTTTGTCTTAGTTTACACTAAGGTGTTTGCATATGCGGTTACGTACGTAAATCTATTCAGTTGACGTATGGAATCCTTTAGCTCTGTCGTCACTGTGGTGATGTGTTCCAACTACTATTGCAGTTGAATCAGTATCGTATGTGACATACCGTGCATCTTCCCAAGACATTGAACCTCGGGTTGCTTGTCGGTTTGCAAAACTAATGGAGCAAGATATTTTACAGTTGTGGAAACACCAGTAAAGATTATCACTACCATATACCTGTCTTACTAAAATTGCATAGCCACGGT